TTCTCTGTCACTGTCAGCGTAGCGCTTGCAGGGTTGTCAAACTTCTGCACATACCGCTGTACGCTGCCCTGCCTGATGTTCGTTACGAATTCACCTGTACCTAATACGACATAGCTGTTAGTACCGAAGCTGCCTGATATCGTCGAGCTGCTTACTGCTATTGTTGTATCGCCTGCCTGAAGGTTGCTTGTAACGGTGAACGTCTGCGTGTTGCCGGTCGTCCGGTCAATCATCGCAATAGTATCGCCTGCCTGCACTAACCCGTCCACCGTTGCAGTGTCAATGCCTATCGTTGTCACTTCATCGCCATCGCTATAGCTGCTGTCCCCTGTTGTGCTGACGATATGCCCGCCGTCATCGAAGGCATTGCCGATGGGGTTGTTTGCGCTGGTGCCGGGGACAATCTGAGGTCCTTCGCCTGGTGCAGCCCCGCCTCCTCCCCCCGGCGTTAATGGCTCATCAACAGTAGTGTAACTGCTTGCGCTATCGCTATAACCTATACTTGTGAACTGCCCACGCCACGTCTCTTGCTTGCTGTTGTATACTGTCTGCATACCAACAAACTGCTCTGCTGTTGTCAGCTTCAGCACACTGCCGTAATGAATCGGTGTATTGCAATAGATTGTCCCATCGAAAATCTTGATAGGGAACCGCCTTTGATTGAGCAATTCAATAGCTAGTAGCCGCTGAATGAAAACCCCTGATCCTGTCAGCCCTTTTGTCCATACCGCTGTAGGCTCCTGTTCTCCTGACACCTCAATGCTTATGCCGTTGCTGCCTAGAAAAGCAACGCCATCCCCAATTAGCACTTCTTTTTCAAGGACTGCTGAAGCATCGCTATTATCAGGGTTCTGTGTTATAGATCGGTTGAGCTGTGACGGGAAAGTGCCATCAGCATTCATCACCTGTAGTGTCACATTATTGAAAGTGAACTCTTCAGATGTAGGGTAATCTGCAACGCTGAATGAACTGCCATCAGGGCGCAACGAAATAACATAATCAATGTCAAATGTAAAGGCGGCTATTGTCGCTACATCGTCAGGTATCTCAGGTGTTATGAAGTTAATTTCCTGACTGACAAATTGCGGTAACGACTGCAAAGGGTTGACAATAGGATATTGACCACCCTCCCAATCAGCGGGTGCATATCCTGCCAACCCCCCAATAAGCGTGTACGTCCTACCTAACGAATAGTTTGTGCCGCCATCCGTAAATCCTATCTGTATCGCTACAACTGACACAACAGGCTCATGAAGTGCAACCAAATCAGGTAGCGGCAATGTAGGCGAACCAAATAGCGCTCTAGTGCGAAGTGTGCCTGCAATTCTGAACTTCTTGCCTTTAGCAGGCAACACTATTGTCTCTGTAGGGGTTGAATCATCCCAATTACGCCCTTTCAGATAGTTTCTGTCATCCTGATGATTGAAGTCAATTTGCACCTTCCTGATTGAAGGCAAATAACTTAGTATGCCCTCACTTGCTGTAATGAAGCTGTCTGCACTCTCATCAACTTCTAAGTCTACAGACGTATTTGTACCTGGCTTGGTGCCATCCTTGTAATACCTGTGCTGATAGATGCTCCCTGTCTCCCTGTATTCGTTCCACTGCTCAAAGTGCCATGCGCCGTCTGCCAAGTATATGCGAGCGCCCCAAATAGCGCATATGTTCTTCAGTACGTCATAGGTGCTAGTATATACCTCATCGCCATTATCGTCATAGTCAATGAAAGCAAGATGATCGACAAACGTCCTGTCCATCTCATTGACGGTGAGCGCTGCTGTAGCGTCTTGGTCCTCATACCACCTGACAATAGATAGCAAATAATCATCCGTTGCGCCCCAAAAATCCTGTAACCCTGTTTTGTCAAGGATGTTGAATAGGTGTTCTTTGAAGGTCACTCTGCCTGTGTAGGCTGTGCCGTCATCGTTGTAATCGATAGCCTTAAGCCTGTTCAGCCCGTCCTTAGCATTGATGCGTACATTAGCAAGCGTATCAGCCCATCTGTCATCCTCATACCTTACCTGGTCTGCAAGGATATAACCACACCAAAACAGGTTATCACTGCTGTCAAGAATACGCAAAGTGAAGCGCTCGTCAGGAGCTGATAGCAAGTCAGATACGAAGCTGTCTATTGCTGTTTTTGTTGTAGGGGTGCGCATTATAGCGAAGTCAACAGCACTGTCAACAATTTCAGCATCCGGTCGCTCTTCATTCGGGGTGTACTTCAGGTTGAACCCATCTCCAAACAAGCTCACATCAACCACGCTGCCGGCATAGTCAGTATCATGCACCTGCACAGTGTACGTTGTACCCTTAACCCCTGCGCTCGTGCCTTCAAACCTTACTGCCATTACCGTCCTAGTGTTTTGCTTGCGCGGTTGTACGATAATACAATATCCTCGCCCCGGATTACTGTATCTGCTACCATCTGCCCACCGCTCGTGTCAAGCATACTGTTAAGCCGGTTCAGCGGGATAACAGCCTCCCCGGAGCTAAGGCGTGCAAGGTAGGTGTCATTCGGGTAGCCGGATGGTACGATGCCGCCTTCTGCAAGGCCTACGATACCTGCAAAAATAGAGCCTATCCCACCGCCTCCTTTCAGCAATGTGCCGAACTGTGATGCAAAAGTCCCGCCGCCTAATATTGGTCCTAAGATCAGCGCCAAGACAGCAGCTACAGCAATAGCGCTGAGGAGGTCTGCAATAATCTTTTTCACCGTTTCCCCTAATGTCTTAGCGAATTGTCCAAACGCATTTTTGCCGCCCTCAACAAGCGTAGTAAAGAAGTCTTGAAAAGGTGCTGTGATTGTCTCCCTGACAAGCGCTACAGCAGCAAGGACCTGTTCAGACTGAGCAACAACTGTATCAACGCCTTTTCTGACGTTATCAAAGCCAGCGACGACATTCTCGACAATTTGTTGTGGCAGCCCGAATGCATTAACAAGACGTAACGGGTCAGGACCTTCAGTTTTTACTTTTGTTCGTTCTAATGCAGCGTTTACCTCATTTATATTTTCGCTTGCTGCCCTTAAACCTAGCAAAGAAGTGCCTGACGCTATACCCTGTAATGACACACCAAACTCCCTGCTTAAAAATATAGATTTTCTAAGCTCTTTGTCTATTTCATCATTTATATCAGCAATAGACTTATTTATCTCTTCTGTTCTTTGAGTAATTAAAGATTTACCTCCCGATGCCCCCGTATCCTGCCCCGGTAGCCCGGTAAAGTTATCAAAAGCCCCCTTTGTACCTAAGTCTTGTGTACCTGCACTATCCCCCCCGCCAAATACAGCCTCTTTGAGCTTGGTGAACCCTGATGCTGCGCTTGATAATCCCGGCACTAGGTTAACCAAGTCGTCTTTTACACTGCCGATAAATTCTGAAAAAGATTGAAACTTAGGCTCATCTACAAGCTGCTGAGGTTCTATTTTTGCTCTCTCAATTTCAAGCCCAACAGCGCCGAGCAACGGGTTTAATCCATCGATCAGCCTATTGATCTGCTCTAATACCTTTGTTTTGATCTGAATGAAGATATTAGTGAACCGAGCCTCAAAAGCCTCAGCATTCTTTGTCACAAATAAGAAAACACCTGCTACGGCTGCAATCCCTGCGATAACACCAACCACAGGAGCGGCAGCAGTGAGCCATGAAGCGCCTACAGTGCGAAGGGCTACGGCTAACGTTTTGCCCCGAAGAGCTACAGCAGTGAATACTTTGCCTGCTCCTAATACAACAGCACTCAGTACCCTGAAAGGGCCAACTAAGGTGCCTATAACGATTGGCACCGCACGAAGAACAGTCAAGAACTGGCTTACAGCAAGGATTGCAGGGCCGATAGCTACAGCAATAGCCGCAAACCTGATGATGTTCTTTTTTTGTTCGTCATCAAGTTCTTTGAATGCAGCACCGAGCCTGCCTAGTGTTGCGCTGAAGCGTTCTGCTGCCCCTTGTACATCGAACAAAGAGTTGATCTGCCTGCCCAAATCTGCTAAGAATATCCTGATGCCAATACGGACGTTTTCGAGCGCATTTTTCAGCCCGCCGTTAACCTTGCTGAATTTCTCGCTGTTCTGTATCGCCTCAATAAGCTGCTTTGTGAACTCGCCTGCACTAATCCCAGTGGCACGGATAGCTTCAACATTAGTAGTCCCAAAAGCATCCTGCAAAGCGATGGATACAGCAGGCGCGTTCTCCTGAATAACCCCTAAGTCCTCAGCTAATATCCTGCCTTTTGCATTGATTTGAGTAATCTGCCGTACAACGCTGTCAAGTTCTTGCGCTGTGCCGCCTGTAGTTGCAACAACTCGCCCAAAAGCATCAAGCGCTGAGGCTGCCTGATCTGCATTGAAGCCTACAGCCTGCAACCTGACAGACCCCTGTATTGCCTGCTCAAACCCTAAGCCTGGAAGCTCAGCAATCTTCCGCAAGCGATCTAACTCATCGGCAGCGCTTGCTCCGGCAGGCAGTACCGCTTCTAATCCCTTTTCTAATGCTTCAATATCACCGGCAGCACGAAGTGAAGCGACACCAAGCCCTGCAATGGGTAACGACACAGCAGTTGTCAAGCTAGAACCTATATCGCTCATCTGCTGTGCCGTCCTGCGCAGATTACGCTCAGCACGTTTTAGGCTCTTCTCGAAATTCCGAGTAATAACGCCTAACCTTACATTTAAGTCTGCTCTAGCCATTGCTGAATTTTTTGCGTGCTATTGCATCGTGCTTTGCGAAAATCTTTGCTCTTTCTTCTGCTGACAAAGGACCTTTGCTGCCTGTAGTGTTTACGCCCTCCCAAACGGACGGCAGGAGGTCCTGAGGCTTCACAGGCTTGCCTTTCTTGCTGTAAGGGTTAAGCAGCCATGAACCTAACAGGCTGACGCGCTGAAGCTCGCCCTTTTCTTGCTGCTCGTACTTTTTGCCCCACGCATCAATACGGTTGAGGATAACCCATATCTCACTGCCCCAAAAGTCAGCCTCTGTCATGCCTGCCATCCCGCAGGCGTAATAGTGAAGCTGGCTAACACTTACTTCGCGCTCTTGGCTTTCGCCGCCTTGAGCGCTTTCGAGTTTTTTTCCTCATCCGCTGCCCATTTCTGAGCCAGCGACTCACCATAAATTTCCAGTACCTCTGTGAGAAGGCCCGGCTTTTCATCGAACAAGTCCATAACGTCATCAGCGCTCAGGTTGAATTTCTTAGATTCTTTGCGGTGCCCCTCCTTTAGCCCGAAGTAGAACAGATCAGCGATCTGCTCATAAGTCAGTTGTATAGGGTTGCCTTCGCCTCCTGAAGCGCCAAGCATCTCGAAAGACTGCCCGATCGTAAGTTTGTGCTTAATGCAGAAATGATTGAGCGCCCGCATCGTAAAAGATACGGGCAGGCTCTTGCCATCAACTTGGATTTCGTGTACCATGCAGATATTTTAGGTTGTGCTCATTGTCAC